GACCAAGAACGCTCAAGTCTCTGTGGGGCGAATATGAGTGTGTATAGTTATGATAAGAATAAGGTGATTTCGTTTAGTTTGACTAATCCGCAGATTGCTTATGTGGAATATGAGGTAGAGTGAGCGTACCTTTTAAACAACCAGATATCACTGGGTCAACGGCTAAGGTATCCACGATCATGGAGGCCAATGGGAGTAACTTGGACAAGGTTACTGCTATGAACGCCGCATTCGAGTGTCCGAGGACTCTTCAGGAGAACATGGAGTTTCGGGTAAATCTTGGTTTAAAGACTGCTCGTAGTGCAGAGCTTCAGGCTCTTTTAAAAAGTGTTTGTAAAGAGGATATAATATTCTGGATCAACGCTTTCGTCTATACCTACGATCCTCGGAAGAATCCTTCTGTAATACCGTTTGTCCTGTACGAGTTTCAAGAGAAGTTCATAAAGGAGTTGTGTTGGAGGATAGATAACCAGAAGGATTTGCTTATTGATAAGTCTAGGGACATGGGTGTCACTTGGTGCGTACTTCTCGTACTAACTTGGTACTGGCAGTTTGCTGGAAGTGGATTTGACTTCCTCGTTGGTTCTCGTAAGGAATCCTACATCGATGTCATGGGCAACATGGATACCTTGATGGAGAAGATAAGATTCATCATTAAGAACGAGCCAGCGTTTCTTCGCCCACAAGGATTTGACCTCAAGACTCACTCCAACTACATGAGGATTATTAACCCTGCGTCGAGAGCGACTATCACGGGGGAGGCGACTAATAATAACTTTAGCCGTGGTGGTAGACGCAGGGCAATATTCTTTGATGAGTTTGCGTTTTGGGAATGCGATAAGGCAGCATGGCGTTCATCCGGTGACTCTACAAACTGTCGTATCGTTGTATCTACTCCCCAAGGATTTAATAATCACTTTGCTGAGCTTAGACACTCAGGAGCCATAGACACCAGGACTTTCCATTGGAAGATTCATCCTGAGAAGAATGAGGGCTGGTATCAGAATGAGTGTGCAAGAAGAAATTATGACAAGATTGCGATTGCTCAGGAACTTGATATTTCTTATGAAATGTCGGATGAGGGGATACTGTTTCCTTGGGAAGACCTGAAGAAGGGCGTTCATCATAAGCCAAATATGTCCAGGGAGAGGGTCATTGTTGCGGCTGACTATGCGGGTGAGGGTGATGATGAGGCGGTGATCTATGTCAGCAACAATGGGAATATTATTGATAAGCGATATTTAAGGGGTAGTGATAAGGGATTAGAAGCAGAGTGTGTTGCTATGATTAATAAGTATTCTGCACAGGTATTCATCTGTGATGCTATTGGGAATGACCTTATTAAAATGGTGGCTATGCTGCTTGGTAAAAACGCAGATGGAGTAAAAATTGTTGCTTTTAAATCTAATGAGCAAGCTGTAGATAATATTAAGTTCTTTAATAAGAGAGCAGAGTGTTACTACAACGCCTCCAAGCTGCTTAAGTCCGGTAATGTCCAGATGGATGATGACTATACTCTTCATCGACAATTAAACGCCACTAAGTACGAGACTAAGAATGGGCGTATCATTATTATCCCAAAAGAGGAGATTAAGAAGTTAATAAATAGTTCTCCCGATAGGGCTGATGCGTGGGTGCTAAGTGTCGAGGGTCTTAAATACACTCACTCCAGGGACGAAGTTGAGATGAAGGATAGGTATAGACAGAGTCTAAATGCGTTTGGGAGTGGGAAGATTATTTCTGATGAGGATGCCTACGGTAATTGGGGAGATCATTTGGATGAATAAATTAAAAAGGTATTTGTATTGTATGTATTGTCATTCCCTACTTGCAGAGAAATGGTTTTGGAATGATTGTTTTCCACACCATGATGCTTGTCCTTGTAAAGTGGAGATATCCAAATGAGTAGTATTCTACTAACTGGTGGTCATGGGTTAATCGGTGAGGAATTGCAGAAGATATTTAGAGAGAATGGTGTGGAGTATGATGCACCTACCCATAAAGAAATGGATATTTTATCTAGTAACTTAGTGGATTATACAGACTGTGATTTAATTGTCCATTGTGCTGCCTATACAGATGTTGCTAATGCAGAGTATGACAAAAAGATTTGTTACGACACCAATGTGATAGGAACTAGGAATTTGGCACTACTTGGAATCCCGATGATCTACATCTCTACTGACGGGGTTTTCAACGGAAGAACGGGCAACTATGGAGAGCTTGATTATCCAGATCCAGTAAACTTCTATGGACTAACGAAGTTGCTGGGGGAGTATGAGGCATTAAGAACTAGCGGAGTCAACATACGGACTAGCTTTAAGCCACGTCCTTTTAACCACGATGGTGCGTGTGTAGATCAATTTACCTCCGCAGATTATGTGGATGTGATAGCAAAGATGGTGTGGTTGGTTATTAACAACTGGAAAGAGTTTCCCAGGACCATCCATGTTGGGACAGAAAGAAAATCTGTGTATGACTTGGCGAAGATATCTAGACCCGATGTTATGCGTATCACAAGAGAAGACGTTGAGGTGCGACTCGCCTACGATATTTCTCTAAATACTTCACTTTTTAAACAAATTGTGCAAAGAATTGACCAAAAATAACGACTTTGAGCAAGAAATCATTGACTTGGGGTATAAAATAGATTGTATGAGGATGCAGACTTCTCCAATGTACAACCTTATTTACAATAGAGAAGAATTGATAAAGATATTTAGTCTTTACGTTAAACATCTAAAAGATTTGAACAAGGCTATTAACTTTCAGAAAGAGAGTTCCCATGCAAGAAGTTGAACTGAAGGAAAAAAGTAATAAGATTTCTACACCGGATAGTCCTAGGTACAAGTTTATTAAAGAGTTGGCACAGAGAGTGCGTCAGGACGATCAGGATAGACAGACTTGGAAGGATAAGCAGGTGGTGGCTTATAATCTTCGTCTTGGACTCCGAAAAAGGACGAATAATCCGTATCCTGGTGCGAGTTCTGTTCCCATCCCCATTACCGACAAGTTTATTACGAAACTTAAGGCGATGTATGTAAGTGTCGCTACCATGATGAAGAAGCAGATTGTGGTGACGGTGGAAGAGGGAGTGGAACAACCTCCATTTGCTAAGGAATCGGCTAAGAGAATTGAGTCGGCGTTAAATGGCCTAGTCCGTAAGAGAGATTTCCAATGGGCAAAGAAGATTACACTGTTCGTTGATTACTTCTTGGAGAATGGACACTCTCTCTTCAAAGTAATTGAAAAGTTCTACACGAAGAAGGCGAATATTAAGTTGGACTTGAAGAAGTTTCCTACCGAGGACTTGAAGGCGTTCCGCAAGTTGAAGGATGCAGAGATTAAGAATTACTTCATTGTGCGTTACGAACTAGATGCTAATGATGATGAAGATGCGGAAGAGCTGTCCGCTATTGTTAAGCAGGTTAAGGGTGGTAAGAATTTCGTACAATTCACTGTTGATAAATCGTACAGCGAACCCTCTGTTATTCCTGAGAAGGGTATTAGGATAATTGTTCCTTCGTCCACCTGTGAACTCCAGAACACTACCCGCATAACCCACGACATGTGGATGCCATATCACAAGATCAAAGAGTTGGCTGAGAGTGGAATCTATGATAGGGGTGCTGTTGAGAAGTTAGATCCCGATAATGGAACCAATGATGATTCCTTAACGACTAATTCTTGGGCCACAGCAGAAGGGATTAATCCAAGTGAACAGAAGTCTACGTTATTCAACGTCAGGGAATGCCAGACTTATTACGAAGACAAGAAGTGGGTATTCACATGGGTCGAAAGAAGTGCTGATAGTGTTAACAAGGGTCAACAGCCCGAAGGTGATATTGTTATATTGCAGGAAAGAGAACTACCATACTCACATGGTTTATTTACTTATGTGAAACACGATTTTGAACTTAAATCTCCTCGTTGGTATTCCAGCCGTGGTGTTCCCGAAAAGATTAGAGGACTCCACCAAACCATAGAGAAGATGTATAACGCTAGGTTAATCAGAGATGAGTTTAACAACGCACCGATGTGGAGAGTATCAAAGCAACTCGGCCTCGCAGGAGATGAAATCCGGTTCCGCCCCGGTCAGATCATCGAAGCTGAGACAGGAGAGGTTGAACAGATTAATAAGGGAATCACGGTTGATATGTCGAGTGAGCGATTGGAACAACAGGCCAAGGCTTACGCAGAAGAGTATCTTTCTATTGCTGATTTCTCGTTAAGGTCGGCTGTTAATCCTGGTGGATCTAGGACGGCTACTGAGATTCAAACAGTTCAGCAAAGTTCCGGTAGACAGATTAGTGCAGATATTGCACTTTTCTTAGAGACGCTTTCGGAAGTCGCACAGCACATGTACTTCATTCTTAAAGACTCGGTTGATACTCCCCGTTACGTTGGTGGGACGTTACTAAAGCCAGAGGACTTCTTGGTGAAGGTGAACATATCGTGGGTTGGTTCTGTGGAAGCTACGGATGCTGAGTTGCAGAATCAGAGGGCATTGTCCAGAATCCAGATTCTTATGCAAGGTGCAGCCCCTGCAGGATTACTCACCCAAGAGAATATGTATAACTTGTTCTATGATTGGCTTAATAGAGACAGAGACATTGAGAATCCCGATACCTTCCTGACGAAGCCAGCAGAGATGCGTTCACAGGATGTAGAGCGTCAGCAAGAAGAGATCGTCCGTATGCGTATGGGATTCGATGCAGCTGTTCATCCTAACGACAATGATGATACACATCTTCAAGTTGTCGAGGCTTACATGCAAGATCCGAATAATGCTCAGGCGTTAGCCGATCAAAATTTCGTGGGGCGTTTAGAAAAACACATATCAATCCATTTACAATCTGAGGGGATGAAGAATGGTCAAAAGAATCCAGGGATCAAGAAAGAAACTCAGCCCACGCAAGGCTAGGGCAGAGGAGAGAAGTAGAGAATCTCTCATCAAACACAATGGTGAATTGGTTGAGGAATTTCTCGCTTCCGAAGTTTACCTGGATATTATTAAACCAGTTATCGACGAGTCTATTGCTGGAGTGGATGGTAAGCAGGTAGTTAATAAATGGATGTTTGGGGAGTTCAACAAGAGTGCGAATATATCAAGATTACAATTCCTATCTGGATACTCACTCGCTCTTAAAGAACTCGTTAATCGTATCTACTCATTCGTGGAGGCTAAATATGGGCTGCAAACCAAAAAAGAAGAAGAAAAAATAGAGAAGCATCAGCCGATTGTAAATCCTTTCTTGGAGGACTTGAATGAAATTTCTAAAGAAGAAGAAGATTGGTAATCAGAGGAAGATTGGAAAGGTGATGTCCGAATGGAAGAAGGGGAAACTTAAGTCGGGTTCTGGTGCTAAGGTTACTGACAAGAAGGAAGCGATTGCAATTGCGATTAGCATGTCACAGAGGAAAAAGTGAAGAAAAAGGAATCTAAGATTCCACTTAAGAAAGTAGTGAATATTAATGAGCGAGAACGAAGTATGTTTGATGAAGCTGTTAGCTTGGGTGTGCGTGACATTAATTATTACCTACCTAATAAACAATCAGATGAGGTTAAAGTAGACAATGGCGGAGTGTGAATACGAGTTTGCCCGTAGGCAACTTAAGAAAGAATGTAAGAATCCTAATTCCTACTCCAGGAATAGAGCGCAAGCCATTCTTGAAAGAATACAGAAAAAAGAAGGGGATAAGGCTGTTAGGGAGTTAGGAAAAGAGTTCAGAATTTAATAAAGCTTGCATGGGATGTTAAACTATTAGTAGGACCCCAAAGTCCTTAAACTTGAGGTGAAAGTGTTTCTAGGGCTTCACCTAAACCCTTGGAGAAATAAAAATGACAGTTGAGAACAAAGAGATCGGCGAGTCTCAGATTCCGAAAGAACTAGAATCAACCAAAACCGCTGAAGAATCACCAGCAGTAAAGCTCATTGATAAACGCAGAGAAGAAGTTGAGAATCTTGCAATCGAAGAGAACACTACCCACTCAAAAGCCGCAATTGAACAACTCTTAGATACGGGAGATAAGGCTAAGGCCGAGGATGTTAAATCCGATAAACCCGAAGAGACAAAAGAAGATGTTCAAGAGATAGACCTTATTGATCGAGTTAAGTCGAAGGTCCAGAAGCGTATCGACAAAGAAGTCGCTAAACGCAAGACAGTCGAGGAACAGCTAGAGGAAACAAGACAGGAACTCGCTGAAATTAGGTCTAAGCAGAATCAACAGGTTATCGGTAATAAAGACGATGCAAAGTCTACCGAACCGACACTAGAACAGATTTCTGCCTACCGCCGAAAAGTGAGGAATGATCTTCGTAATGCTGAAAATTCTTCTGATGGAAGTCAGGCAGCAGAAGAAAGAATTAATGCATTATATTTAGAAGAGGCAAGAGTTGATGATTATATTTCTGAACGTCGAGCCAAGGCTGAACGAAAGTCAGCTATGGAAGAGTTGGACTCAAGGACGAAGAAAGTGTCAGATGCTCAAGCCAAACAATTGCAGGATTGGAATGCTCTTCAGAATGATTATGTGACTTTAGATGATAGTGGAAAAGTTATTAAAGACCATGATTTGACTTTATCAAATCAAAATGGTCGTCTTTATAAGACAGCTATGGCTTTATTCCACAATGAAGACCATCTAAAACCAGATTATGATAAAAATGGAGAACCTATTCCAAAATTACCAAACTACAAATCTGACCCAGATAAAGTAATGGGATTTAGACGAGCAGTTTCAGATGCGTTTATAGCGATGCACAGAGCTGGAGTGATTCAACAAGAAACTCTCACTGTCGAAGATGCTCCTAAGGCAAAACGCAGACAGGTGCTAGTCGAACCTTCAAGCGACGGAGCTGATGTAACTGTAGAAGTTACACCCTCAAGAAATTTAAGCGACAATGACAAAGTTATGGATGAAATTATGTCTAGGCGGAAATACCAGCAAGCTAGGGTTCCCGTTAGACAATAGGAGATTTGAATGAGTCAGCAACTATGGGCAACGAGTTCCCTTGGTGGCTATCTCTCAAATAACGTCCTTTCCAAGCAGATTCGTTATCTGGCACAGACGCAACAGAAGTTTCGTCAGTTTGTGACAGTTGAACCTGCGGCTGGAAAGAACCGTGGTGATAAGGTG